GCGTTGTTGCGACGGATGTCTGTAATAGAGATGACTCCGGAAGGAGATTATAGTTATTTGTGGCCACCCGAGGCTGTCGCCGAAGGGCGACCCGAGGCCCCCTCTCTAGAGACCATAGGATCTATAAGTGGATGATTGTTTATTATGGGCGTCGCAGACTGGGCCCGCAGGGCCCGTGTAATCCTATTTACCTATAAATATAAGTGAGCTATGCTCTCCTACTTACAGTAAAACATACTATTGAGTCGCACAGCGGAGAATCACATTTATCAATATGCCTCGTTATGCTGGTCGTTACGCTGCCCGTACGTATAGACGGAGGACAGCTAGACGTAAGCAACAATCATTCCGTAGGAAATACTATGGAATGCGAAAGAATAAGACCTATTCGTCGAACACGACGGGTGGAATCGCTTTACGATTTAAACGAAGAAAGTTTACACCAAGAACATTTATTAGACGTAGCTACAAGGCGTCAGAGGAACAGACTAAATATAGGACGTTGGATACTGCTAATGCTAATGTCACTGTTCCTACTGCGCTTGGGACATGTAATGTGGTTACTCTTCAAGCAATTGCCTCGAACTTTCACTTTACGACTGGTGGATTAGTGTTAGGTACGGGTACAGTCACGTCTGATGATTCATGGGGACCACGGCTCTTCGTTCGAGGTGGCATGATAAATATCATGTTCAGTAATCGATTGGCGAACGCAACTAACGTACGAATAAAGTTATGGCTAGTGCATGCCCGCAATGTGGAACCTGCTACAGTGAACACGGCATTTACGTTGACTAGTGTGGCTAGTTCCTTTGACCCAACTGTATTATTTAGTTGGTATAAAGTAATCAGGGCTCCTATTTTACATTATGATAAGATATTGGAGTTAGGTGATGCATGGACGGTGGAGCACCGAGTCAAGCCGTTTAGTTGGCCCCAATGGGATGAGCAGCAAACTGCGGCGCCGACCAGTTTACCTTGGTGGATATTTACGGTAGAGCCGTGCCAGGTGGCAGCGGCAGCTTCCGTGGATGTTACGTATGGATATAATATGAGTTTCACTGGTGATTTAAATGGTGAGGCCTACTGAGCGGGGGGAACAGAATTTCCCCCCCGCACAATTTTGGACCTCACATTTTGGACCTCACCCTAACGTGAGCTTTACGCTACTTCTGTATAAGTATGCCTCGTCGCGGAGTGCGTCAGGATTCTGCTGCAAAGCGGTGGTGTTTTACGTGCAACAACTATGGCGTCGAAGAGTTCGAAGTTCTCAAGCAAAACTGCATCAGTGACTGCACGTTTGCTTGCATCGGCGAGGAGGTTGGAGCGAACGGAACGCCGCATCTACAGGGCTTTGTGCTCCTCCGAGACAAAGCTCGCCTGTCTCATCTCAGAGACAGATTCAACGCGAGAGCTCATTGGGAAGTTGCTCGAGGATCATCGAAGGATAATGAACGATATTGCTCAAAGGAGGGACGAGTGTGGAGCACCGGCATATGTCCCGGCAGGGATGTATCTAAATCAAGAGACGAGCTTGCCCGAGAGTACAATACCGGACTTAGAGATCGTGGAAGAGCAGGGATCGCCCTGTTTGAAGAAGAGAACCCCGGAGCCTATGCATGGTCTGGACATATTCTGTTACGAAACTATTTGGAACGGCAGTCCCTTCCGCGACGAGACGCGATCAGCGTTACCTGGCTGTACGGACAGCCCGGTGTGGGAAAATCTCGATTGGCTGATCGACGATTTCCCGGAGCATTTCGTAAGTGTGCCCGACACAAGTGGTGGAGCGGCTACATCAACGAGCGAGAAGTTATAATCGATGACTATGGACGGCAGTGCATCGACATATTTTACTTACTTACTTGGTTTGATAGGTATCCATGTTCAGTTGAGACCAAGGGAGGAATCATTCCCTTATGTGCAGATACTTTTGTTGTTACTAGTAATTATCATCCGGATCAGATCTTTGTAGATCCTGATGGAACTGCACATATGCAGTTGCCTGCGTTGTTGCGACGGATGTCTGTAATAGAGATGACTCCGGAAGGAGATTATAGTTATTTGTGGCCACCCGAGGCTGTCGCCGAAGGGCGACCCGAGGCCCCCTCTCTAGAGACCATAGGAT